GCTGTTGCAAAAGAACCTGCATCAAAACTGCTTGCAGCTCCTGAATAAGATTCGATTGCAGTCAAGCTTCCAGGATTAATAGCTTTGCCACCACCACCACCACCAAGCAAACCAGCGAATGCTTTTGCGATGCCGATAGCGATGTAGGTGGCAATCATCTTTGCACCCTCTTGCGCCAAGATCTGACCAACACTTTTCAAGAAATCAGCGAATACTTCCTTTGCTGTCTTGGTGCCTTCTATCAACCCCATGATGCCGCTTGTCAACGCATTGCCAACTGCATTGCCGATACCTTGCGAAATAGTTACCGCGACTGAATGCAAATCATTCAAGCCGTCCTTAGCGCTCTTGATGAATTTATCGATAGGCGTTTGATTTAATACCTTTTTGAATAAATTCATCTGTTCTTCTATTTGATCAGGCGTGATGCCTTCCATCCCTTTTAGTCGTTCTCGTTCTCTTGCTATTTCAAGCTGGTTGAATTCTTCTTGTGTAATCAGGCCAAGTTCTAACTTCCTGTCAGCAAGGGATTGATTCAGCTGATCGTTGAGTTTCTTCCTTTCTGCTGCTTCCTTAAGCGCAGCACCTGCCAACATTTCTCCAATTCTTTGCCCCTCTTTCCTCAGTTCATTTTCTATCTTTAACTCTGTATTGGCTCTGATCCTTTCTGCAGTTTTATTTATTTCCTCATTAGTGCCGTCGCCTACCATGTCAGCAAGTTTGGCCTCAAGAGCTACTCTTTCATTCGCATGCTTGGCATTTAATCGTTGAATTGAATTTTGCGCCTCGGACAATCTAAGTTGTTTTACAGTTTGAGCTTCAAGGCGTTGAGCTTGTTCAATTCTGCGTGCTAACTCGTTCTTGCCAGTTCCGCCGCCAGTTCCGCCGCCATCTACTGTTGGATTGCCGTAATCGAAAGGTTCAAACTGAGAAAAAGAAAACCGCTCTAAAGCAGCACCTTGAGTAGGATTAAGGTCAGTGATTTGAGTCTTTTTTCTTCTTAATTGCTCAACTCGAGTCTGTGCATTATTAAACGCCAATTGCTCTGCCTCAAAGCCGCTTAACAACATAGAATTCGAAGAATCTCCAGCCTTTTGCTTAGCGGTTAGAAGTTTTCCTGCGGCCGTGTCTCGCTCTTTCTCAGCTTTCAACAGAGCTGCATTAACTTCAGCAACGCTACCTTCTCTGAGCAATTGATTGAATCTTCTTTGCTCCTTAGAAGCATTAAAGATAGCACCAGCAAGTAGGCCTGCTCCAGCAGCGAGAGCAATGAAAGGATTGGCAAGAGCAACTGCAATTAACTTTTTCTGAATAGCGCCTAATGCAAGAGTTATTCCACCAAGGCTGCTAATAATTGCAGCAATTTTTCCTACAGCAAATACAGAAAAAGCAGTAACAGCCGCTACAGCAAGAGTGTCTAGATTCTTCGCAAGATTAAGGAAAAAGCTTGCCAGCCTAGGGACATTTGCTACTAAAAACGGCGTTATTTGCTGGATAAATTCAGCAAATGCATTTTGGAATTGAGCCCCTATAGGTATCAATGACGCACCAATACTTGCCTGCATTTCAGAGATTGCAACTGACAATCGAGCCCCAGCATCAGCATTTGAATCAGATATTTGTCTTGCGGTACCCTCGTAGGTAGTTCCTAGTTCATGAATAAAACTCATCAGCTCGTTCAATCCAACCGTGCCTGCCTTAAGGTTTTTTTGAAGCTCAGGCAGCGTCATATCGTTTGCCTTGGCAAACATTGTTACGGCCCCTGGGAGGCGTTCGCCGAGTTGCCCTGAAAGTTCTTCTGCACTCACCTTGCCCTTCGAGAACACCTGTACCATCGCAGTGATGGCGCCTTGAACGTCCTCACTGCTGCCGCCTGTCGCTTTAATTGCTGCAGTGACATTTCTGAAAACTGCAGTTGCATCTCTAACAGGTCCACCAGCGCCCGTAACAGCAGCGGAAAGCCTGGTCACACCACGTATAGATTGTTCTTGAGGGATGTTTAATTGCTTTGTCGCTAATTCAGCTTGTTGTAATGCAAAGTTGAAGTCATTTTGGTTTGGAAGGACACCTCCAAGAGCTATTTTTAATTTCTCGATGCTTGCTGCGTATTCAGCCGACTGAGCAATTGTTTGTCGAAGCATGCCGACTTGGGCGCCAATTGCAGCTCCAGCAAATGCTCCTTCGACCCCACCAAACGCGCCTAATGCCCCACCAATTGCGCCTTCGGGACCACCAAAAATTCCACCAGAAATAATTGCGCCAGCAGTTTGGGTTGCCCTGCGAGCCCCCATATTGCGACCACCGCCAGAACTTGGCGATTTACCCATCGATGAATTAAGTTTATTGATGTCATTTGTCAGCTTCTTGAAAGCATTGCCCCCAATCTTTGCCTCATCTCTTAAAGCTTTAAGAGCTGTTATTTGAGCATTTATGTTTGCAACACTTTTAACACTTGCTCTTCCTTGACTAAGAATTTCTTTCCTAAGTCCCAAGATTTGTGGCTTAGCGCCAGTAGCACCCATCTCCAGCCTTTTCAGGCTGCCCCTAAGTTTTTCAATTACAGCCTGACTGCCGGCATCCTTAAACTTGAGCTGAATCGAGAGAGTCTCAATTGCCTTTGCCATTGGAGAGTTTCCTCAGTTCCTCAAGGGCTGTTGCCTCCAAAATTTGAAGGCGCTCCAGCACGTCGCAGCGGTCCTCCACATTGTAGAGGTCAAATAAGCCACCGCTACACAGCAGCACCTCATACTTCAAGCCAACGTATCCAGCCATAGACACTGACCACTGCGTCTGCATCCTTACCAGCATCATTACTGCTTCCCAGTTTTCTTCCCATACCTCAAAGTTTTCAACGACAACTGGCTCTTTTTTGGGCAAAGTCAATCCAAAAGCAGCAGCATCTGAATCTGTCTTATCTTCTATTTTTTTGCCACCATTAACCCAGTGAATGGCGGCACCCTTTAGTTTCCCAGCTCTGCCTCATTATAAGTAGCAGTATATGCACTGATTACGCCTTTGATCCAATATGGATCATCTGCCAAATCAGCAACATTTTTAGGATTAAACGGAAGAGCCTTGCCACTCTCGTCTTCAATGCCTTCCCAGCCTGAAAGGATCAGCCTTAACAAAGTCTCTTCGTCTTGGTCAACCATTTTTGTGATAACCGACCGAGACACTCGATTAAAAACAGCGATAAATTCATGCTTGTCAAACCTGCCAGGATCGTTCTCACTTGGCTCTCTTACTTCAACAGGCCATTTGAAGGTTTTTACCTTCTTGCGAACAAAAGCCATTAGATAAATGGGTAAGCCTGTTAAGCATACACAAAAAAAGAGAGCCTGCAAAGGCTCTCATCTCCTGTGCTAGGCCTGAATCAAGTATAAATTAAATCAAATTCAGTAGCCGTTGCTGAAGTGGGAACGCAAGTGTACGGGATCTCTAGCATTGCGATACCGTCTGAATCCCCGTATGAAATATCGCCAATGTCTATTTTGCTAGAAGTAAATTGAACGATATTGCCTGCAGTGCTGCCATGAGTAAATTGCAGGTTGCCAAGCGCTGCAGCATCATTAACTGCTGATGCAAAATAATCTTTTGAAGCCATCAACACTGCCTCAATGGAAACTGATCCTGTTGCCTCACGGTTCGTGATCAGAACCTCCCTATTCGCACCGATCAACTCGCGATAAACAATCTCGTTCCCAAGCTCAAACGAGAACTCCTGCAGATTGCCTGCAAAAGAGAGCAACTGGAAGCTTGTGGTGTTCCCGTTCTTAAAGAGCAAAGGGTTGGCTTGATTTGCATAGGTTGGTGAAGGCAATGCAGTGTCATCAGGAGCGTTGTAGATGCCAGTGAAGGAAAAATCCAAAGTTGGAATCTCCCCGACAGAAGCAGAAATGGCAACAGTGCCTCTACAGCCAGTCATCTTGTGACGTACACCATCAATGTTGTAATGAATGGTGACTGATTCGAACCCCGAACTAACAGGGTCATACGTAACTGAAGTATTAGCAGCAATGGTTTCTGCCAAGCCACAAGCTTTTAGTGCCTTGCCGTACTGAGGGGCTGTACCTGCAGTGCCTGAACCAGCAAGCTCAACACTAAAAGTGCATTCCACTCTGGTATTGGCTAGCAGCTGAGCTGATGCGCCTAGATAAGGACGAATCAAGTCACGACTAACAACATCACTACTCTGTGGCGTGATGCTTAGGTCACTTACTAGAACTGCGTCCGTTCCTGTTGGAGTCGGATCTGTCCCGTAGGTCGACTCCGTCTCTATCAGAATCAGGCGTTTGCGGAGTAGCAGTGCCATCGGTTTCTTCCTTTGATGGTTGTGGGGGTTGCGTCCGCGAAATCAAAGTGCGTACGCCTGTTTCAGGGTCAAGAAGGTAGGTGCCACCTTGACCGCTGTGTTCGTCCATCATGTTAAGTCGAGGAGGTTGTTAGGTTCAGCGTAGCTCTAAGTTCTTACTGCGTTAAATCGGCCACCTGTGTTCGATAGCGAATTTCGTATTCACAAAGAATTACGCCAGCTGGTTGGTCTGCTTCTATCAACTCAAATCTTGTCTGAGCTGGCTGAACATCAATGGCGATTCCGCCCAAGGTCAAATCAGCCATAATTTTTGAATGCAAGCTTTCGATCGTGTCATCAGCTGCCTGATCAGGGACCGACGCTCTTTCAATAACAACGATGCGAACCCTGAATGTCCAATCCAGTGTCGGCAGGCTAGTGGTCTGCTCTGGCGTGTCGCTTACAGGCTCAATAACTACAGCTGGTGACTCTCCTCTACTAAGGGGCTCAACTCGACTTCTGTAGATTCTCGTGCCTGCTCCTGACGTTCCAACCAGAGCAGTGGCAATTGCCGCAAGAATGCTTTCTCTTTTTGTTGTCATATCTAATCCTTCATCAGCATTACGCGCATGATTTTACCGTCGTCAAGCCGCATTGGCTCTCTCACAGTAAAATTCTCACCGTCAACAGTCATTGCATCACCGCTGTTAACTGTTGAAAAATCTGATGTTTTGACAAGGACTGAAAAATCTGTTGTCAACAAGACTCCGTCAGCAACGACTTCGTCTGGTGACTCGAAGTAACCAACGCCAGTGGTAGAGCCAAAAACAACTGGCACCGTGAAACCTGGCGTATCAAAGAAAGCGTCGAGGTCCTCTTGAAAATTAAGTGCCATATGAAAAAGCCCCCGGATGACCGGGGGCAAAAGTCAAGATCAGTTGTACTTTTTGCGTCCCAAGGCAGTGACGCTTACAGCACCTGCACCTGTACCACCCGCAACAGTGATGACAGCACGCGCATAACGCTTGATCTCATCCGTGTTAACGGTGAGAGTCTCAACGAGAGCTGTGTTAGCAGTTGTCGTGGTGAAAGCAGCATCGGTCACATCAGCAAAAGTGCTGTTATCAGCCGAATCCTGCACCTTGACCGCATAGGTGATGCCTGAGCCACCAGCCTCAGCGTCCAGAATCAAAGTGATGTCACCTTCATAGTCCAGAAGGTCAACCCCTGTTTCGTTGCCAGTTGCAGTGACAACATCATTAGGGGCAAAAGACAAGACGGTCAAAGTCCGTCGTGTGTTGCCGATG